TATAAGAAATATGACAAAGCAATCAAAGAGTTAAGGGATATTGAAGCAAAGGCAAACGGCATTTTAGGCGAGTTTAAGAGTGGTAAAAAAGATTACATTTATAAATGTGTTTGTGATAATTGTCAAAATATAGTTTATCTTAGGTTTGATGATTATGTTGTTTTAATGCAAAACAAAGACGAGGAACACAGGTGTCCTTATTGCGACAAGATATTCAGGCATAGTTATAAAAGACAAACTATACCTTTAAAGGTAGTCAGGACAGGTGATAAGATAAGTAATTTTAGCGAGTTAATGGCTAAGGTAAATGACGAGGGCTTCTATAATTATACAGGGGACGGGGACGACGACGACGAGTTTTAGCTTTTATATGTTAGTTAATGTTAAGGGCTTTAACAAAAATCGGCTACAAAGAAAAGCGGTTATAGTGTATAGTAAAGAGAAGATAAGAGATAAGAGGTAAGGAAGAGGAGTTGAAAGAGTTGTTGGCAGGGGGTGGGTATGGCTTCCGACAGAAAACCTTTCTCAAAATCGATCGAAAGTTATACACAGGCAGGGCTATTGTAGTAAAAGGTTATCTATGGTAGGATATTAGTAGAGCATAGAGAGAAGCAGGGCAGAGATAGACGGCAAACTTCCAGTTAGTTGTTAAGGGACAAGGGGACGGCAAGTGATATAAATAATAAATTGTTTTGCTATCCTTAAAGGTAATCCCTTTGCTAACTGGAGGTTGAGCCGATAACAATCCGCGCTAAATAATTAAACAAAAGAAAAATGGACGGACAAGTTAAACAATTAGAAAAGAATAAAAAGAAATTAGCCAGGCACTTAAACAAGCAAAGAGCAAAGCACGAAAGAAGCAAAAAGATATACGATAAACACATTGACAAACTGCTGAAGCAAAGGACCAAACTATCAAGGAAGCAAAGAGCAAAACAAAGCAGGAGGATTGACAGGAATTATAAGAAATGGCAACGAGGGTTAAAGAGAATAAGGAGGATAGCCAGAGTTAGGACTGCCTTAGGCCTTAGGGCAGGGGTTTTTTGAAATCGGCGGATATCCTAATTCCCTTTCCTTTAATCTAATATATTCCCTTTCCTTTATTCTTTCCCTCCCTTCCCTCCCCTCCTGTCTTGTCCATAGCTGACTAACAGTGTATTGTATAGGCATAGTGCTTGGCTCTGCCTGTGTGTGTGTGCTATGCTGAGTGTGTGTAATGATAAGCTCTATGATCCAGTAACCCCCTTGGAATCTATCTTTGTATAAAGAAGTATCTAACGTCAGAATTCTCACCTATTTTCAACTCTCTATGTCAGGACAAGGATAAGAACATTAGAAAGAAAGAGGGTAGGGGGAAGAGATGTGTTATAATATATCCAGTGTTTATAAGGGGAAAGTGCCAAACTATAAGCGGAGAGATAAGAATATGAATAAGAAACAAAAAAGAGACAATAAAATATATGCGAAGTTAGTTAGGAACTGGCGAAACAGCCATAAGAAAAAAAGGAAAGAACTAACAGATATAGATAAAAGATATAAAGTATATAAATATAGTGCTAAAAGTAGAGGTCGCGATTTTGAATTATCTATTGAGCAGTTTGAGGGATATTGGCAACAACCCTGTTATTATTGTGGAGATAAGATAGAAACAATAGGGCTTGATAGAATCAACAATGACAAAGGTTATTCAATAGACAATATAGTCCCTTGCTGTTATATTTGTAATATAATGAAAAGAACAATGAGTAAGGAAGAGTTTATTAAACATTGCAAAAAAATAGCTCAAGGGCATTAAACCTATGTTAACCTTATTGCTAGAGGTTAACACAGCCTACCCGCGGATTTGACAAATGATATACTAATGCATTAATATGATAATAAGTAATTCTATACACTCAATGGCTAAAAAAAAAGACCAGATAGGTATTATGATCCCCAGCGCACGAGGACGGTTTTTGATATAATGATTAAGAGGAAACCCGTCAAGCACGCTATGCTGGAGAATGACTACAGTAAATCCTATGCCAACGTGCCACAAGTATTTATGAAACAACAAGCAACTAAAGATCTAATAGAAACGTTTGAAAAAGTCCTTCAAGGAGAGAGGGATGCAGCTTTGCTCGAGATGAAGAAAAAACGGAAGAATGCCAAGTACTCTGAGCTCACAACTGCTGTGCAGGCTTTTACCAAGTTAGATCGTTTGTTAAATGATAAACCAACTGAGATGACAGAGATTAAAGACTTAGCCGATGCTATGAGAGGTCTCGCGAAGTAAACCGTAACAAGTTATTTTGAGTAGGTACATGCAAGGCTACTTCAACCATTTGGTGAGTTAACCCTCGCCCTAAGCAGAGACAGAAGTAGGAGACGTGTATTCTTTCACATTTGCGTGTCTCTGCTCAAGATAATTAATTAAAAAAGGTGTTAGAAGAATTTACAGACAACAGTGTAGAGCTACCTGATAGGATCGCTAAGATGCCTGAGGAAGACCAAAAGATATGGAGAATGGTTAGATCCTTGTATAAGGTAGAAAATAAGCCACTTGAGCTATCTGAGAGTCAGGTAAGGCTATTTAAGATGATCTTTAAGAGAGAACATCCTAGAAACCACGTTATGACTCCCACACAGTTTGGTAAGTCACTGATAGTTGCGTTAGCAGTTCTTACAAGAGTGTCTATCTTCCCTGAAAAGTGGTGTATCGTAGCTCCGTCTCAAAGGAAGGCAAAGATTATAATGGATTACATTATTCAGCACACCTTTGATAACGAGTTCTTAAAACAAAAACTAGACTATAAACAAGGAAAGTTGGAACGCCTGAGAAGAGAAAGAAGTTCAAATAGGTTAACATTTTCCGTTGGGGACAATATAAGCGAAGTATTTATTCTTTCGGCAGAGGCTCGCAGGAGATCTGACGTAGAAGAGGCCCTGATGGGATTTGGGAGTCCCAACATTATTGAAGATGAGTCAGGATTGATTTCAGATAAGATTCATACCACCGTAATGAGGATGCTTGGAGGATATAAAGATAACTTCCTATGCAAAATCGGAAATCCGTTTAGAAGGAATCATTTTTTAAAGAGCTTCAAAAACGACAAATATAAAAAATTCGTTGTAGATTGGAGGGAAGCAGTGGCAGATGGACGTTTCCCGGAGTCATTTATTGAAGAGATGCGCCAAGAAGCAATGTTTGACGTTTTGTACGAGTGTAAATTCCCAGAGGCTGGAGTAGCAGATGAATCAGGATGGATTCCTTTATTTAGAGCAGATGACATCAAAAAGGCCGACAACGTAGAGCATTTCGGGCAAATGAGGATAGGAGCAGACATTGCAGACAGCGGTGCTAACTGTTCCGTTATTATAAAGCGCTCTGGTTCTGGAACAGATCTTATATTTAGATCTCCCAAAGAAGACCAGATGGACTTTGTAGGAAAAATAATTCTTTCCTCTCGTGAAAACAACAATGCAAAGATATTCATAGACAGAGTAGGCGTAGGAGCGGGCACTTTGTCAAGGTTGCGCGAACTGGGACATGATGTTATAGGTGTAAATGCAGGTGAAAAACCTTCAGATCCACTGAAATATGCCAATAAAAGAGCAGAAATGTTCTGGAGACTCAAACAATGGGTACAAAAGGGGGTAGTTTTCAGCAATCACGACTATTGGGACGAACTTTTAGATATTAAATACAAACCAGACTCTTCAGGAAGGATAAAAATAATGCCAAAGGAGAGAATGCTTAGAGAAGGAATAGCCTCTCCTGACGTTGCAGATGCTTTATCCCTGACATTCTACTTTTCAGACAGGCAAGAAGTCTATATGAGTCCCGAAGAGCGACAATTTTATAAAGTTAAAAAGAGAAAAGCCAAAAGAAGCAGGAGACCGAGCGGATCTATAAAAGTAAGACAAACAAGTTACTAAAATGTCAAGAGCAAAAACAAATAAGACTAAAAAAACATCGGGAGGAGTCCCAGATTATCTTAATTACAGACCTAGCAAAACGGACAAACAGGTAATTGCGGACATTTATGATGCAACCACGGACATGGAGTCCATAAAAGGGAGCACTTATGCAGAATTTAACGATATTAGTCAGAAATCATACATAGAAGATGCTCAGAAGAGGCTCAATGCATATGTTCCAGACAAAGATTCATATGATCCACCAAAAGAAGATTGGCAAGCGAACGTTGCTTTACCTAGTATTAGGAATAAGTTAAAGCAAATGTTGGCTGGTTTTTCTTTAAGTGTGCCTGACTTGCAGGTTAACGTGACCGGAAGCTTAGATGCTCAGTTAAAGCCAGACAAGGGGAGAGTTGCGAGTATGCTCATCAAAAATTCATACGAAGTTCATACTAATCCAGTTATAGAGAATTTCTGGGAAGCGTGGGAGTGTGCTTCAACAGGAACTGTTATTAAGTATGAAGGTTACCTAAAGACTAAGTATAAACAGAAATTCATTAAATCTTACAATACAGTGACAGGAGAGATAGATTTTGATGAAAAGGAGGTAAATGTTGATGATCGCTGCATATCAATGGCAGTCCCTATTACTGAGTTTCTTATAGATAACTTTTACATACACGATGTCCAAGACCAGCCTCAGTTGGTTTGGGATAGGAAATACAACAAAGATGAATTTGAAAATGAGTTTGGCAAATATGCTAACAGCAAATATGTCAATTCAAAGGGAGCTTTTGAAAAATTCAATACAGCTTCAACCTATTATAATAAGGAAAAATGGCAGGGAAGAGTCAAGAGCGGACAGATTGAAGTAATCAGATACTATAATAAGCCTAAGGATCAATATAGGATTATTGCTAACGGAGTCTTGCTATTAGATGCTCCTTTACTTTGGTCAGTTAATGGAAGAAAGAAGTATCCATTTGCAAAGTCTATCTTAGAACCATTCACTACAAAGCATTTTTTCTGGGGTAAAGCATTCCCAGACATTATGGCTGGAGAGTATGATATTTCTAATACGTTGTTCAACAGCGTAATGGATAAAGAATTCAGGTCTCTTGTAAAGCCACTGTTAGTTGGACAAATCAACAGAGATGCATTTGAGCTTGAAGATGAGTATGTGACTGGATCAACTAAGATCTATGTTGATGATATAAACCAAGTAAAACCAATGGATATCGAGGGAGCTACGCAGACTGACTTGGCTATGATACAGTTAGTCTTGAGAGGATTAGCAGAATCTGCACCAGAGATGCCTGATATTCTGGCAGGAGATAGACCAACAGCCCGTGAGGTTTTAATAGCAGAGGAAAAGATGAAAGAACTGAAGTCCATCTATTCTGCTTTTTTAACTGATTTGTGGGTTCAGAAATATAAGCTTCGCCTTGCAAATATAACTGCGAACTATGTTTTCCCACGAGAGGTTATGGGAACTGACGGGAAAGTAGTCTCCGTGAATCGCACGTTTACTATTCCTAATACTGTTTTAGATGAGAAGACAGGGAGAACAGGAATCTTGGTGTTAGAGTTTAGAAACGTTAAGAAGTCTGAAGCTCAAAAGATTGCTAAGGAAATAGCTATCCAAGAAGAACAGATGAAAAAGAAAGGATTAAATTACAAAAAGAAAATACTGGCATCTGACTTTTTTGACAATCACGAATATAGTATTAATGTAATTGCAGAATCCTTGCACAAAGTCTCCCAGGCTAAAGCACAAGCTGAAATCAAGGAGAAGATACCGATCTTGGCACAGTATTTTCCAGAGATGTTTGCCGTTAGCCAGGAGGCATACTTCAAAGAAGTCAGCCTGGCATATGACGATGATCCAGATATGGCGTTGCAAGAGTTTGCAAAGTTTGAACAAGCAAAGAGTGAAAGGCGTAAAGCTGAGCAAGAAAAAGCTCAGTTCACTGGCGAAGAGTCTGGAGGGCAACCTCAACAGCCTCAACAGCAACCTAAACCTCAACAGCCTCAACAAAAATAATATGAAACAATTTTTAATAAGATTATTATTCCGTTTATTGGATAGAGACGTCACACGTGTAGATAATGTGAAGATCGAGCAGTGGTTAGCTCAGACAGCGCAGGATTTAAGATTCATAGAATATGTCCAGCACAGAGACCTTCATCTATTGAAGACATTAGGTTCTGGTCTCAGTAAAGAGGATATGGTGATAACCACTGCTAAAAGATTTGAATTATTGGCTTTCTTTAATAGCGCGATGAGGGCTAAGGATAAGCTTGAAAAAGA